TGCAGTCTTTTGGGCATTCAAATGTGTTCATTTTGGTTTCCTTTAGGAGAGTTGTTGCAGTTTGTACAGCAAAGAGTAGATTAAATCGGTAATTTCATCAATAGTATTCTGTAATTCGGTATCTTTTGGCAAGTGTTTTCTATTTTCTTTGACATACTTTTGTAATGCTTTAAAATATTTGATAGGGTCTTTTTCTATCTCAAATTCTTCTTCAAAATCATCTATTGGGCCATACTTACCCATCCACGATTCTACTAGCCGATCTACTAGGTCTGGGACAGCGTTATAGTATTTTGCCAAGGCTTTGTGTTGCGAATAGCTTTTAGTCTGCCAATGCTGCAAATGAGCGCAAGTCGCAGAATTAAGTAATGCCAGAGAGAATGCTTCAATGTCTTTCATAATTCCTTCAAACAATACATATTAATGACCTTGTGCTTTGTAATTTTATCTGTTTTTACGCCTTTTGTAGCAATTTTATTTTGTTAAAATTTACATAATATTGTTTTGATGGGCTGGAATTAATCCAATTACTCTTAATGCAGCTTCGGGGCTATCCACTCGACTAAGTGGCCCACCCTTCCAATTGGCTATAAATTTAAGTTGGTCGGGGGTAAATTTAGCTTTAGCGTCACGCTTAACTTCCATCAAGATAGTTTCTCCGTTAAAGCACACCATTAAATCAGGTATTCCACGCCCTACCATTGATAAAATATAGACATCTGCCCCTGCTTTTCTGAGGGTTTCTACTATTTCTGTTTGATTTGCGTCAATTTTTTTGGCGTATGCCATTGTTTTTTAATGATATTCAGTTAATATAGGCTAACTTTATCATTATAAGGTATGTCATGGAACGAAAAGCGTGTAGTGACGAAGAATTTATTGCTCTTTGGAGGGAACATCAATCTCCTGAAAAGGTTAGCCAAATTATTGATATAAGCACTCGCAATGTTTTAAAAAGGCGAAGAAGGTTAGAAAAACAATATAACATTGTTTTAGATGCATTGACTCCAAGCGGAATGCCTAAGATTTACATTCCCGATGAGCAAATGCAAGCTAATGTTACGATTGACAATGGTGTTATCTTAGTTGGGTCGGATTGTCATTACAACCCACAATATATTACAACAGCCCATCGAGGCTTTGTCCAATTTGTAAAATATCTGAAACCAAAGATTGTCATTCTAAATGGAGATATAGCCGACTTTGCAAGCCTTTCACAACATAATCGCATTGGTTGGCAAAAAGGCCCAACAGTCAAAGAAGAATTAGATGAGATTCAGGCAAGGCTTGGAGATATTGAGGCTGTGCGCCCAGCTGGTTGCAAATTGATGATTTCGATCGGGAATCATGATTTAAGATTTTCGGGCAAATTGTCTAATGTATTGCCAATGTACGAGAACATTAAGGGTTTTGACATTGCTGACCACACACCGCATTGGAAGTGGTACTGGTCAATCATGGTCAACCAGACTTGCATGATAAAACACCGGTGGCATAACGGGGTTCATGCGGTATACAACAACACCATGAAATCGGGTACGAGTTTCGTCTCGGGTCATCTACATTCCCTTAAAGTAACACCTTGGACAGACTATACCGGCACACGATATGGAGTTGATACAGGCACAATGGCTTGTATTAAAGATAATCAATTTAGTTATACAGAAAACAACCCTGTCAACTGGAGGGCCGGTTTTGCAATATTGACCTTTATCAATGGCAAACTAATGCCCCCAGAGTTGGCAGAAGTTGTTAATGAGGATGAGGGTTTAATTTACTTTAGGGGTCAATTAATCAAAGTATGAAAATTACGCCTAAGATTATTGAACACATCTATAGTATGTTGTATTGCTGCGAGCCGTTTGCGTCTTGGGACTTACCTTTGCCTGAAGAAATTAAGTTTGTAGTAGATAGCGACTTTGATGCTATGGGTACATACCTTTACGATGATGGGGAAAAACACGCTCATACCATTACTATCTCTGACGCTAGGTGTGGTCATTTAGACACAGTAATTAGGACTATGGCTCATGAGATGATTCATGCTAGTCGATGGGATACAAGCACTCAAGCGTGGACTAAACACGATAAAACTTTTAGAAATAGGGCTAAAGCTGTAGCTACAGAATTAGGCTTTGATCCTTTAGAGTTGTAGCCTGGTCTTAACTATATTTAATAAAGTATCGAACTCAACTTGGTGGTATCTCTCAAAAGCCTTTGCTCCGAGTCCATGCACACCTGTAGCACCTCTGTGATGCTCGGTACATAATGGGAGTATTGGTGCTTCTGACCGCTTTCCCCCAAAGCGTCTGACATGGTGAAGCTCTGCGGGGGTGTCATTGAAGCCCATGTGGTAGCATAAGACGCAACCAAGTCTTGCAATATTGTCATGGTATTTTCTTTCTTTTTTATTCATAATCCCAAATTTCTGTAGGTAACACCATCCGACCATCTTTTGTCTTGGGCCTTATTGTATAACTCTACAATTTTATTGGGATATATAAGTTTGGGTTCTTGTCCTAAAAAACAAAAAGCATAAATTAATGGGGCCTCATTAGACCCATACATAGATTCAAGTTCAGAAATTAATGCTATTTCTTTAGCTTTAAAATTACCTGTACCTTTAACATTGACCACAAAGGTCTTGTCTTTGGCGTTTACAACATAATCAGGAATATTTCTTAAACATTTGTTAAGCCTAAAAAAATTACTGACAGCATTGTTTTTTTCATCAAATCCTATGCGTTTTACCTCATACTCTTTTTCAGCACAATAGTATTCAAACAAAAATTCAGCCGTGTTTCTAACGCTTTGGCGTTCAGCGTAAGTGTTATCGCCTTTATTGGATACTTGCATCTTTTTGCAGTACATCCTCTAGTTCTTGGGCTAAGTCCACCACATCGCAGCTTGTTAAATAGGCTTCAGTATGATGATTTTTTAGTTTAAGTTCATGCACCCGTTTAATAGTACGGGTTAGGTCTAAGAATATTTCTGCAAATTCTCTCATCGGGTCAACCTTTCTATATTTCTGTCGTTGGCTTGTTGGGTACGCCAGGCTTCAAAACGCATCTTGGCGGCTTCTAATTGCCATCTAAGGGCTTCTTTTTGCTCTACCGCTACCCCTATGGCCTTGCATAAGTCTTGGTATTCAGGACTGCGGTAGGCTTCCCGTTCCTGTGCCCCTAGCGATTGTTCTTCAGTCTGCGACATCTTGATGGCTTTAAGACTATGCCTAAAGTTTTCAAGCTGGGCCAATTCACCGCTTGCCTTAGCGTATTGCGGTGCGGTTTTAAATATAAAGTCTATTGCTTCGTGTGGGTCATACTCTTTCATTTCCACTCCCCCCAGTTACCTTTGTTACCCTTTTTCCATTGGTCTGCAAAGCCTATTAGTAAATTACTATCAATTTGGTATTTTGATAGGTATTCTCTAAACTTTGCTAACCCCCATTGACTACGCCACTTACATAACTGCCGTACTGCACATTGATGTTTGTATTCAAGCGAATAATAACTGTTGTGATTCAACTACGCCACCTGAGTCATATTTTTTTGTATCTCCTTTTGGGTAAGGCAAAACTTCATATTTTAATAAATTACGCATTAATTTTTTCTGTTTTTTATCGCCATGAAAATATACATATCTGTTTTTTGAGCTTCTGAACACACGAATTGATGGGTCTTTATTGTGCCTAGAATGTTTGCCATCACGCCCACCCATGTCAGTTCTTTCTTTGGTTGACCCTGTATATAAAAAATTAGTAGCTTGATATACATAACCAACATGACCTTGTGCTTGGTCTGCATAACTTACAACAATCGTTGGTTTTGGCAACAATTTAATAGAATTAGATACAAGAAAACTAGATTGGTTTTTGGTGTTATCTTGCAAACATAAGCGGTTTAACTCTAAAACCTTATCTGACCATTCCTTACCACAGATACCCTTACACAATGATGGACTAGCTGGTATGCCGTAAGTTACCACTCCAACAAGCGTAGATTCTTCGTATAAGCCAAAAGCGTACATGATTTGTGGTATTCGTTTAGCGTAATGTTTTTGCAATAGCCAAGGATATGTTTCTTCTGATTTAATGGGCAAAATTATCAATCTATTTCCATCCCCATTCGCATCATACATTTCTTTTTTAAAGTATCGTAGCTATCGTACCCGTTACCCAGTATTCCTAGTTCACGAGCTTTGTTCTCAATACCTTGTTGGCTAAACATCCAAGACCTATCCACCTTTTCTTTGGCGGGGGTCATGTCTAAAACATCCTGAAATCTGAGTCCGTTAATCCATGATGCGGGATACGGAATGTAATCTATTTCGGTTCTTTTGAGTTGCCAATGTCTAAGGTGCTTTGGCAAGGCTTCTAATGCTTCAAGTTTTTCCAGATCAGTAAGTCTTTTCCAGGCAATTTCAGCTTTTTTCTTTGCGACCTTTTTAGGCCAATTAATCCAAAACTTTTCAAAATCCACACATCCCCCTATTTTGTTGCAAGTATATAAAGTCCAATATTACTAAAAGCATAACCGCTATATACAACCGCCATAGGCATATTGCCTTTAAAGGCTTGTTCAGCAGCTATGTATCCGTAAATCACACCTGTAACGATTATTAGCCAAGAACTCA